ATAAGACTTTTGGTCTTATTGCGGGTACGGCTCTGTCTCTAGCATCAGCATTCCGTCACCTCAAACGAGGTGATGTATATTCCGCAATGCGGGATATAGGATTGAATGATGTCAAGAAGGCAAACCGGATGCGTAAGTCATTAGTCCGCGACCTGAAAGATGGTGCGGGCAAAGTGGCAGACGTAGCTGGGAGTCGTTGGTTAGAACTTCAGTATGGGTGGAGACCACTCATTTCTGATGTCTACAATGCTACCGCGTTACTTCAGAAAGGTTTTGAAGAAAACGATTCGGATATAGTGGTTAGGGGTTCTTCTCAGCGGGTTATCCCGCTTAAAAAGAATCCTTTAGTATCATCGATCATGCCCGACTTAACTGTTTCTGGCTCTATGAACTATCGTTATCGATACACGGTTAGATTACGTGTAATTAACGAAGTTTTAAGAGCTATGACAGCGTTAGGCTTGACTAATCCAGGGAGTGTTGTTTGGGAATTGCTTCCCTACTCCTTTGTCGGCGACTGGTTTGTACCAGTTGGCGAATGGATCAACTCTGTGACCGCTTTTGCAGGTACCACATTTGTGGATGCCTGTGTCACAGAGTCGTATGATATTAACGGGCGTGCCAATTCTGGCCGTTTCCGCGTCACTACTTATGACCAATGGAATGATGAGAATCTAACTTATAAGTATAAGTATGTTCGCACAAAAAGAGATAAGCTTTATAGCATTCCCTCTTTTGGACAAGCAACCGCTTCGCAACATATCAGCGAAGCTTTTAGTTTGTCTCATGTCATTACGTCATTAGCATTACTCAAGTCCAGCTTCCGTTAGGTTAGCTGTTTTTAAACTTCCTTATAGGAGAATAGTACCGTGACTACTTTTGCGGATTTAACCATCAATGATGGTCAAGCTACACCTGTAGCTCAAACGTTCAAAACCGAAAGTGCTGAAAACACTCTATGTAAGTGGTATGTAGATGCCACCACATATGAGGGTCGTAAGCGCTTAACGATTGGACGACGGTTAGGATCTTCTCAGAACCCTAACTATAAGTCAACGTTGCGCGTTCAAGTACCGCATTTGACCACACCTACCGACGGATCGGCACCCTCAGTCGACTACACTGCCTTGTTATCACTTGATGTTGTGATACCTGGCAATGCTCTCGATGAGGACATTGCAGATGCTTGGGCTTTCTTCGTGAATGCCCTGGCCAATTCTGATGTTAAAGCGGCTATTCTTGGCGACGGTTACTGGTATTAATCCAGTAGCTATCAAAAAGTGCCTGCTTTGGCTCAAACGACCGGATAATATGGTCGTGGTTTGCCACATCAGTTCTGTAATTGTAAACGTGTTAATCCTCCTGGTAATTCTCAGTCTCTGAGTTTTACCTGTGTGGTAAGGAGTTCAAATGAACAAATCTAGAAAATCTGATTTGGAGCGTTCATTCAATGTCGCTCTTCGAGACTTGGGCTTTTCCAGTCTGACCGATGCTTTGCTACCCTATCTTGAGGCAGTAAACACAGGTATATCATTAGGGGTATATCTACGCTTGAAGTACTTAGAAGTTTCTGAGTACCTTGAACTAGATGTAGACCCTAACTGGTACACTAATAGTCATGAGTTTAAACATGACTACCAATGTGTGGCCCTGCTGAAGAAATACGTCGACCTCCCTACGGGAATAGATGTTAAGAAAGTAGCTGAGCGGAAGTTCATTGACGCAGAAAAGGCATGTATGCATACTAACAGGTCATTTATGTATAGAGAGGGCCTCCTTTGGGAGAGCCCCGTGTTAAGGCGAATACTTCATTCTGCCTCACGTAAAATCTCTAATATATTAGGTGACCTGCCATCGTATGATGACATACCTTGCCGTTTCGGCCCTGGAAACAACGTTGGCCTATCAAATAATAAAACTGATATTATTGATAAGTTGAGTTGTGACTTAACCGTTACGGAGAACCTTCTTTCGACGGCCCCGGATATTTTAGCAACATATCCGATCTGGTCAAATTTCCACAGCAACTGTGGCCCTAATCCCGAAACAGAAGACACAATCAGGTATACTGTGCCTGTTACTGTCGTTGCGGGGTCGAAACTAGGTTTTGTACCTAAGAGTGCTAAAACGGACCGAGCTATCTGCACCGAACCATTACTGAACTCATTTGTTCAGCTTGGCATTGGGCAGGTTATTCGGAACCGACTAGCACGTAACGGATGTAGCTTGAATAGCCAAAAGAGAAATCAATGGCTTGCCAAGAAAGGGTCGATTGATGGCTCATTAGCCACCATCGACCTGTCTGCCGCTAGTGATACGATATCGTATATGCTAGTGTTAGATTTACTACCGTTACCTTGGTTTGAATTACTTGATTCCTGCCGATCACCTACCTACACCTACGAGGGATGTACTTATGATTTTAATAAGTTTTCCTCGATGGGTAATGGGTACACTTTCGAACTGGAGTCAATGATATTCCTGTGTTTGGCACGTGCGACGTGTGAGGCCTTAGGGCTTTCCACCCGTAACGTGTCAGTCTATGGGGATGATATTATTATCCCCACAGATGCCGCATTGTTGTTTGAGTTCGTATTGACACTCTGCGGTTTCACAGTCAACCAAGAAAAGTCTTTTACTAATGGCCCCTTTCGGGAGTCATGTGGTAAGGACTATTACTTAGGTTATAATGTACGTCCGGTGCAGCTTAAAAGGCAGCTCTCTCCTGCGGTCCTCATAACATTATGTAATGAGGTTCGACGGAGGAACTGGGATTTAGAAGATCCGGCATATAACGCTTTAGCAAGCGGGACTATGTCCCTTTTACCACGTAAGTTTCACATTTTACGTGGGCCTGACGGGTTCGGCGATGGTCATTTGATCTGTAAGAGAAGTGAGGTTAATTTTAACCACCACCACTCTCGCAGACGAATGCAACACGAGGGATATGGGTTTTACACCATAGCCTCTCGCACCATCCACCGATACACCACTGCATTTGCCGTATTTCCTGCTGCTTTGTACATGGCAGGGAAGAAAGCAGACGCGTCTGACGAAAAACAGAGATATATTATATCTCAGCGTCGGCGCACCCGCAGTTACATCTCCCGTAGCTACCAACCCTGGTCGCTACACTAAACA